TAGGAGTTAAAACAAAGCATGAACAATCAGCAATTAGAGCAATCGACTTGGCAGAGAAGTTCCGCAATGAGTCTCTCTGACCTCGCCATCCTCTTAGGCTTCATCGGAATCTATGACCTACGAATCCAAGTCGATGAGTTAAAGGTCCGTGCATGGGCGGAGTCTTTAGATTCAGATGTGCCTTTGGATGAAGCAAAGAAAATTGTTTCTTGGCATTATTCAAACCTAGACACAGCGGTAACTCCTGCACACATAAATCGGGAGTGGCGCCGTAGACTAGCCGACGCTAGAGAACGCGAGCGCGGAAGATTGATGTCGCTCCAGTATCAAGAGTTGGAAAAGAAAAAAGCCTCACCCGAATTTGTAACACAGATTAAAAAAGAATTATTGGAAAAACTGAACAGAGGTAAAGATGCTCCTGTGGAAGATGATAATGGAACGGTGGCACCTAACTCATGAAGATGTTTCGATTTGTAGGTTGGTTCAGCAGGTGGCGGTTCAAACGCAATCAAAGGTATGCCCTGCTTGCTTGGACGCCATCGCAGACGAGAGACTCCAATGGCAAAGCCTAAACCTAATAGAGTTTCTGAACCGACAAGATGGTTAGTTCTTGCCCGTGCTATTTACAAGTGTGAAAGATGCGGAAGAGATTTTCTAGGCTATCCCGTATCAGTTCATCACCGACGCCCTCGAATGATGGGCGGCTCAAAGAATGAGATGCTCCACGAATCAGCAAACCTAATTGTTCTTTGCGGAACTGGAACTAGCGGTTGTCATGGATGGGTCGAATCAAATCGAGCCAAAGCCCGTGAACTCGGCTACCTAATTCAAAAGGTTGAGTCGGCTGAAGATATTCCGTTTCAAGACCAAAACGGTTCTTGGTGGAAGATTGACAATAACGGGCGAAAAGAGCAACTGGACATGAACTGGAGTAACCCTCATGATTGAGTCATGGAATGTTTTTGTCAGGTCGATGAGACCGAGCAGACGATTTATCGTCTTGAGTTCAATCAGCGTCCTTGGACGACCAACGCCGAACGCGCTGGCAACCGATGGGAGAGAGCAAAACTCACAAAGGAATGGCGCTCGGGTTTTCAACTCTTGGCTAAATATGAGAAGATACCGCCTATGGTTTGGATTACCGTCACGGTGGAACCACATCAGAAGGGTGGTCGCTTACAGGATGTAGGGGCGTGTAATCCCTCAGTCAAAGCGGCGATTGATGGACTTGTAGATGCGGGAGTTCTTCCTGATGATTCTTCAAAGTTTGTTAAGTCGTTAGTTTTTCTGCCGCCAAAGAACGACAAGAACTCGTTAGTTATTTATATCAGAGGATTAAAGAAGGAGAGGACATATTGAACTGGAATTTAATTTGGACAGCAGTTGGTTTAGCAATCGCTAGTTTTTTCATACTACCGTTTTATTTGGCTATGCTAATTGCTTACAAGAAATCGGTTATGAAGATTGATTTGGAATTTGTAGCAACCGCTAATCAGATTCATAAAAAAGTTAAGTTTGATGATGCCGTCGAACGCTTGTTCGAAGAAGGAGATGTAATATGAATACCGTAATGGATGCAACAGAGTTAGACGGTAAAGGTTTAGATGAGGTTAAACTTTTAACCGACGCTATCCGCACACACCAAATACAGATTCAGGATTTGGGCAAGCGCAGAAAGCAGTTGATTCTTCGACTGCGTAAACAGCGCATTACCTATCGTGAGATTGCTGAAGCCATGGGCGTATCGGAGCAGTTGATTTACAAGATTATCCGTAATGATATTCAGCGAGTGCCTGAGTATGACGCCGAAGGCAAACTAATTCGTAGACGAGGACGACCAGCGAAACCAGTCGCTTAATGAAGGCGAAGATAAAGGTTGGACAAGTTGCTTCAGTTCCTTTGTCATCCCTTGAGGCATATCCGACAAATCCTCGTCGTGGCGATATTGAAGCGATTGCTCAGTCTCTCAAAGCCCATGGGCAATACAGACCGATTGTTGTTCAGTATGGTTCAAATTTTATCTTGGCGGGAAACCACACCTACAAAGCGGCAAAGAAACTCGGCTGGAAAAAAATAAAGATAACTTATGTCGAAGTCGATGAAGAGAGCGCTCGCAAGATTGTCTTGGCTGATAATCGCCTGACCGACCTAGCAAGTTACAACGAGCCATTGCTCAAGAGTTTGCTGACCGCGCTTCCTGAACTCGAAGGAACGGGCTTCACTCAATCTGAGGTTGAGACTTTAGATAGATTGATGAGTGGGAAAGATAAAGACAACATAACCGATTCTAAGTCTTTACCTAGCGACCCTGAAGTAAAGATAAGCGCTTGGAAGTTTACAGTCGAGATGGAGGCTTACAAGGCTTGGAAAGAGCAACTATATGCCGAGGCTCCGACAAAACAGAAAGCAATCAAAACGATTAAAGACCGACTGGGATTTCCTGAGCGTAAACCTGTCGAGCCTGATACAAAGCCTGAGCGAAGCGAGAGTTCGCCTGAAGATATAGAGACAGTCGGAATCAATGAGATTAAAGTTCACCCTCTTAACCCGCGTGAGGGCGATATAGGCTCCATCATTGCTTCCCTTGAGGTAATGGGTCAGTATCGACCTATCGTGGTCAATAAGCGCACACAGCACATCCTTTCTGGTAATCACACTTATCAGGGAGCAGTTCAGTTAGGGTGGGAAAAGATTGCCGTTCATTGGGTCGATGTCGATGATGTTGAGGAAATCAAAATCCTTATCGTCGATAACCGAACCTCTGACTTGGCAACATACGACCCACAGGAGTTAAACAAACTTCTAACCAGCACGGGCTTGAGGGGAACAGGCTTTAGTCCTGAAGAAGTTGCCGAAATCTTGGGTGGGGGAAAATCCAAGCCTGGGCATATTCCTGTGGGTCGCACCACCATCCGAGTAGGAGAACATTCAATGCGAGTTCACACAGAGGACTTGAACGAATGGGCTAATTCGATTTATGGTTGGAAAGATATTGCTGAATTATTATTTATCCCTTTAGAGTCATGCACAACCGAGGTAGAATAATCACATGGAAAAAAGAATAGGTAAGTCTTGGTTGCTTTACGGCAAAACTGGTGGTTTTGCTTTGGGCTTCACTATTTCAAAATACAACTGGTATCTTGAATTAGGATTTTGGTATATCGGTCAGGAGTTCTAGTGGCGAGCGCAGTATCAAAGAAACAACCTGCTAGACCAAAGGGCAGACCAAAAGGAACGACGGTCCTTCTTGATGATGTCAGGCGTGAAGAGTTACTAAACCTAATTGTTCTTGGTATGCCAGTAAACAAAGCGGTAGCGATGGTAAACATTGCTGAGTCCACTTTCTACAACTGGATGAGCCGTGGAATGGTAGAGCGGGACAGGATGGCGACGCTTGATGATGCCAAACCTAAACCCGAGGAGAAAATATACTTAGATTTTTTGGAGTCGCTCACACGGGCGCGAGCCGAAGCAATCGCTAAAAAGGTTGCAGTCGTATCAAGCGCGGCAAGCCAAGGGGATTGGAAAGCATCGGCTTGGTGGTTAGAGCGTCAAGTCCCTGAAGATTTTGGTCGTATCGATAAGCAAGAGGTTTTGAGTCATTCCGTATCAGAGGTTAGAGTTACAGTCACTATGGGAGAACTACAAGAGAAGATAGCCAAGGTCCTCGAGTCCCGTAAAACGAAGAGCGCTTAAGTTATGACCGAGAGACTTCTTGATAAGTTCCTCGAGAGCGATTCAAACAAACAGGCTGAGTTGCTTGCGATGCTTACACCAGATGAGCGTCATGCCCTTTTGGTAATCCTTGATGCTGAATTAGAGAACCCGTGGGCTAGATGGCAGAACGACCCAGTTGGATTCGTTGAGCAAGGATTAGGCGAAACTCTATGGAGTAAGCAAAAAGAGATTCTTAATTCAGTAATGACAAACAAGAGAACAGTCGTCCCTGCTTGCCACGCTCCAGGAAAATCTCACCTTGCGGCTCGAGCAGTTGCTTGGTGGTTATCTTGTCACGCTCCAGGCACGGCAGTTGCAATCACAACAGCGACTACACACCGACAGGTTAGAAACATTATGTGGGCGGCTATTCGTAGAGTTCACGCTAAACATAAATTGCCTGGAGAAGCCGATACCGTTCAATGGAAAATCAATGGCACCGTAGTTGGATACGGATTTAGTCCAAGCGCTCATGATGAAACAGCGGTTCAGGGTATCCACGCACCTAACTTGCTTGTCGTCGTTGATGAGGCTGGAGGTTTATCCGACACAATCGGAACAGCCCTTGAGTCTCTTATGACGGGTGGCAATACCAAACTTCTCGTATTAGGTAACCCTCCAACAGATACAGAGCAAACTTGGTTCGAGCGAATCTGTTCGAGTCCGCTTTACAGCATCATCCCGATTAGCGCTTATGACACACCAAACTTTACGGGTGAGCCAACAGGCAGATGTCGCGCTTGTCCTGATTACATAGAAGCGCATGAAGTTCGAACACACCTTGTAGACCAAACTTGGGTCGATGATGTTATCTCTGAATTTGGAGCCGATTCACCATTCGTTGAAGCCCGTGTTAATGCTCAGTTCCCTAAGTCAAGCACGGGCAAAGTAATTCCTTTTGCATGGGCAGAGTTAGCGACAGAGAACGAAGAGCCGATTGAATCTAAGATAATAAAACTTGGAGTAGATATTGCATCAGATGGCGGAGATGAATTCGTTATTGCTCGACTAGATGGCGGAGCAGTTAGCATCGTTCACCGTTCATCAGGTAAACAAAACGCAAACGCAGTTGATGTGGCTGGCGTGGTCATGCGAGAGGTTGAAGCCTGTATCAAGATTCACGAAGAGAGAGAAATCCGAGACAGAGTTCGAGTCAAGGTAGATACCATCGGATTAGGTTGGGGCGTTGTCTCTATGCTGGATAGATGGGTAAAGGAAAGACAGTTACCCGCTGACATCATCGGAGTCAATGTTGCCGAGAAGCCTAAAGACCAAGCCAAGTTCAAGAATCAAAGAGCCGAGATGTGGTGGAACGCTAGGCAGTTGATTCAGCCTAAAGATGGTAAACAGGATATTAGATTAAATGTCGATAGGTTCGTGCTATCTCAAATGGCTGGTCCGACCTATACATCGGATGCGTCAGGTCGAGTTGTTATTGAATCAAAGATAGACATGAAGAAAAGAGGAGTGGCTTCCCCTGACCGTGCTGAAGCGATATTATTAGCGCTCTACGAAAACAAATCAGTTATTCAAACTATCGCGCCAATATCGATTGGGCAATCAAATCAATGGGGAACATTATGAGTCGCTCTGATTGGGATTTAGATTTACGCTTCGGGCAAGAGGGCGAGGTTATAGTAAATTCGCTATTGACCGCACCGATTGAAACAGTCGAAGTAAAGCGAGATAGGCGCTGGATAGATACAGGCAATCTCTATATTGAAACCGAGTGCTGGTCAGATGTCCTGAGTTGCTGGTATGCGTCAGGGATTACGACAAGCAAGGCGAGCCATTGGTCATTCATCCTTGAAGATACCGTGGTAATAATTCCAACCGATAGCGTTCGTAAAGCAATAGCAGTTTATGGAATCAAGCGTGAGATGAATCGTCCTGAGTATTCAACAAAGGGATTTACAATCACAGTTGCCGATTTATTTAAGGTTGCTTCTCGTCGTCGTCAAAGTGCCAGTCAATCTCAATCCACCTAGAATCAAGATAAGATTTAATAGAAATACCTAGGGCGATAAAACTAACCGCGAGCGCGAGCCAATTTAACATTTAGAGTCCTAACTCTTGAGAGTCGAATCGTCCCACGCTTGCGGTAGATAAACCAATTACGCTTTGTCAAAGACGCACTCAGGCTGGATGTCATAGACAGTTTCATAGAGCAGTTTCCCGCCGTCCCAATCTGACCAGTCACCATCGCTAGAGATTTTGATTTTGTCCCCAAAGACTTTCTTCGCATGAATCAGCGAGGCAGTCACAGCGATGTCGTAAGGCTTTTGAGCAGTCTTGCAGAAGTTGAAATCAACCCCGTCTGCGCTTACATAGAATGATTCGTGAGAGTCGGCTCCGACCCCGTTGAACACAATCAATGTATCGCCATACTCTTCGTCAGCGATTGCGATTCCTGCGTCCTTGGCAGTTTCAACAATTTGCTTGACACCTTCAGCGAACTCGACAAACTTTTCCCGTGATGGCTCTTCGCTAAGAACCCAGTAATGTGTGTATCCCATTTATGCACTCTCCCTTTTGTTTAGTTCTTCCGTGATTTCTTCTATTCTTTTTAGATATTGTTGCCGCTTTTCTTCAGTTGTGTTCCAGTTGGTAAGCCTTCGATAATAAACTTCGAGACTTGCCTCGAGCGTCTGGGTGCTGATTCCTCGCATTAGGCACTCTCCTTACAGAACTTTTCGGATATGTAGCGATTGATGCAGTCTGCTCGCCATTGCTTTGCCCACTCGTTATCAGTTGGAGATAGCAATTCGATGAAAGATAGTGGAGCCTCGATTTGTCCTGGACCTGATGATTCTCCGATGACCTTGATGGCGATTGAACCATTCTTACGGCGAGTTAGATAGACACACGCAAAGACTTTGCCATCCTCAAGTTTCTTGAGTGCGACATAGAAAGCCTTTTGCCCGTATAGATTCTTACCCTCTACGATTTTGATAGCCTCGTAGATTCCGTCGTAAGATTGTTTGATTTCATACTCCACGAACTTGCGTGTAGTGATGTTCTTTCCTACTTGAGTTACATCCCATCCCATTTATTTACCCCCTCTAGTAAATACGCCGCCTGTTTCACGACGCTTGGTTTCTGTTGCCCAACACTTTCCGCAGACCACGAAGAACTGATGACCGTAGCCTTCTTTGAAAATATCAAACTGACTTCCACAATCGTCACAAGTCTTTATCATTTTCGTTCTCCTCTCTAAGAACAATCTGAGTATATCTTACTAGGGTTAAGAAATCAATTAAGCAGTAACTAATTCCTTGGCTAATTCTTGTTCATACGCTTCAAACAATTCTTTGAAAGCGCCCTCAAAAGAATTCTTGCTGACCCATTGTTCTGTCTTGTAGTTGTTGCCAGCCTTACCATTTTTCAAGATAGAAACTAACTGGACCCGAGCGCTGATGATTGATGGCGCACCCTCGGCTACATCCCAACTCTCGCTGATGTAAGCGTAGATGGCATACCATTCCTTGCCCGAAATCTTGACAACCTTTTGGTTTTTTTCAAGGTTGTAGTTTTCGCTTACATGAACCTTGTGATAAGTGACGGTTTGTTTTTCGTTTAGAATTTCTATCATTAGTTGCTCACTCCTATTCCGTAGCCTTCTCTAACAGCCTGTTGAACGCTTTGCTTTATTTCAGCGACAGCCCACTCAAAGTTTTCTTTGTGAGCGATGTTTTCTACATGAACGCCAGTTGCCTTAGTTCCGTAGTAAATCTCGTAAATGCCGTAGCCCTCTACTTTGTAAAGGCGATACTGACCAATCTTCTTGACTGCTTTCTGAGCCATTTTATTCCCCTCTCTGAGAACAAGACCAGTATATCATAACTGGGGTTAGTTATCTACTTTCTCAACAATAATTTCCTTGATTTTGTCAGCCTCTTCTTGAGAGATGCCAACGCCGATAACCACGATTTTGTCTGACCAGTTGCTCATTTTTCCCCCTAGATTGATACTTGCTCGGAAACTACGATTACCACGCCTTCGCAGTAAGACTCTTTGAAACCGCAGAAATCAAACTGAGAACTTCCTTCTTGGCTAACCTCGACCACATGACCCTTTGAACAAGTCACTTTATAGATTTTCTGAGCCATTATTTGACCGCCTCTTCTTGAATAAAGATTGCTTGAATTCTGTATTTTCCGCCGACCCAAGCAGTAGCAGTTATCGCGTAAGCCTCTGCTTCCTGCTTGCTTCCGAAGTAATACTTTTCTTTTTGACCCTTGATTTCTACTTCGTAGACTTTCTTAGCCATTTGGTTTCCTCTCTCTCGGATACACTAAGTATAACACAACGGGGGTTAATAATCATCCCGAAACACAAAGAATTTTGTGGCTACATGCCAATAAATTGTGGCTACAAATTCGAACAGGTGTTCGCCTGATACCCTTATGCCATGTCTCTTACACCAGCAGTCTCCGCACTCTTGAAGGCTTCATGCCCAACCGCGACGCAGGATGTAAGAGCCAACCTTGAGAACCGTGCTAAAGCCATCCAAACGGCTTCCTACGGTCCTCTAAACCCTGCCGAGTCTAATGATGACTACTGTTGTGCCGCGTTTATCCAAACCAGCGAGATGCTCCAATGTATCGAGGGCGGATTAGCCCGAGGAGATAACCGCGAAACCGCTTGGGATGTCACCGAGGCTGGAGAGTTGGGATACTGCGAGGCTTTCGATTTCAAATGTGCGAGCGCTCGCACCTGCCGTGCTTGGATTGTCGGAGGACCAGTCACAGATTCAAATTCAGGGCGCTTGAAATAATGTATGAGTATCGAGTCAAACAAGTTTTGAAAGTTGTAGATGGCGACACGATTGATGTGGTCATCGATTTAGGTTTTGATATTTCCTTCACCTCTCGAGTTCGCCTTGCTGGTATTGATACCCCTGAATCTCGGACGACAGATGCTAGAGAAAAAATCCTAGGGCTAGAAGTTAAAGAGTATTTGAAGAAGGCTTTAGACGGAGCAACCGATATTGTTATCCGCACCGAGAAAGTAGATAGTTCGGAAAAATACGGCAGAATTCTTGGATGGCTGTTTATCAACCGCCAAACAGATTCGCTCAATACTGAATTAGTGAATAAGGGATACGCTTGGTCTTACGACGGCGGAACCAAGAGCAAAGACTTTGAAGAGTTGTTGAGGAAGAGACGATGACTAAAGGAAGCGCTAAAACAAAACACCCATTTAATCCAATGCAGATTAAGGATGGCTGGATAGTGAGACTTCACAAAGACGGAAGAATCAAAGAACGGATTGAAAAATATCCGCCAGAGTCAAAGAAAATTAAATGACCGCAATGGTTCGAGCGCCGCTTGAAGTGTTCGAGAATTGCGACAGATGCGGAGCCAAGGCAAAGGTGGGCGCTTCGTTTCTAAGCGGAGAACTTTATTTCTGCGGACATCATGCAAAGACTTTACAACCACACTTAATAGCAAAGGCGATAACTATTTATGACCCTGAGCAATACATCGAAAAACAGGAATCACTCGGCTGATTGTTACCGAGTAATCCCTGTTCCGAATTCATCCTACGAGTCCCGTGCAATCTGCGTATGCGGATTACAGAGCATCGATAATCGTAGAGATAACAGCGCTAAGAATAATCAAAGCAAAACTACCAATTAAAGTAACGCCCCATAAATAACGAAGTTCAGGGAACTTTGCTGGTGGACGCTTCTCTTGAGCAGTTCGCTTACTAACAATTTGATTGAACTTTTGGTCAATCGTGTCTTGTGGGTTTTCCATAGTTTCCTCTCTTGTTGTAAGGATATACAACTAGGGTTGAGGATACTACTTTTTAGTTGAGTTAGCAACTTTACGCTTTGGCTGATTAAAATAAATAAATGGGGCTGATGTGTAGGCATCATTATCTGCGCTTATCTTTAACGCTTTAGATAGAGATGCTCCAGCCGACAGCGCACCAATTCCATAACTAGAACCCGAGCCAACACCGTAGAAACCTTTTGAGTCCAAGCAAACAGAGAAGTCGTCGGCTATCTCAAATATCTCGCCGCCGATTGCAACAAGGAAAGAAAACTTTGCTTCGTCATCTTCTGTATCCCACTTGTATTCGTTCTCTTTGAAAGATGCTTTAAGAGAGGGAACAACCTTTGCAATCATAAAATGGTAAAGGTCATTCCAGTCTTTAGCAGTTGGAGTCGGCGGAATCCAAATATGTTGAGCAATATCGCAAGGCGCACATTCTCCAGCGCCAGCAATTATGTAATCGCCCTTCTGACTTATCTTCACCATTTGTGGATGGTTAGCGATTCGTCCATTACCTGCTGTTACTTGTGAGTCCGCACCCAAAGAAACTTTGTCGGGATGTTGAACAGCAAGAATGGTTGTCATCTGATTGGCTCAGTTTCTCTCGATTTGGTAACCAATCTTAGCGGCTAAGGTTTTACAACCTCGGTTTGAACCGCCATAAGTCCAAGGGCAACTGTCGCCCATAGGTCAGGGGTTTCCGTGTCGGGCTGGTAGCCACCTGCTCCGCCTAGGAGAATTGGATGGTCATAGAATTGTTCTCTAATCATCCGCATGGATGCGAAGTAACCCTCTTTGGTGAACTCAAGCGATGAGAGTGGGTCATTCTTTAGAGCGTCCGCGCCACACGCAACAAAAATCATTGTTGGTTGAAATTCTTCGCAAGCCTGAAGGAAGGCTTCAGTAGCAGATAGCAAAGCCTCATCGCCCGAGTTTGCGGCTAATGGAAAATTGTATGCACGATGTTTCCAATCGCTCATCAAACCTGTGCCTGGAAAAATTCCATACTCATGAACAGAGAAAGTCATAACATTCTTATTCTTCTTCAAGAGCATTTCAGTTCCGTCACCATGGTGAGCATCGCAATCGAAGATAGCAATTCTCTGGTCATACTCTTCTGTTGCCTTGGTAGCGGCGATAGCAAAGTCATTGAAGATACAGAAACCGCTTGAGTAGTCACGCATCGCATGGTGCTTGGCACCCGCAAAGTGAACAGCCAATTTGGTTTTGTAATCAATCAAAGTATCTAGGGCAGTCAAAGTTCCGCCAGCAAACAACTTGGCTAGTTCGCCTAAGTCATGGCGTTGCCCGACCCATTCAGTTGATTCTCCACGGACAGTTACATCGTAAACATATTCCATGTCATGAACCGCATGAAGGTCGTCTGTGTGTGGCATCTCAGGTTCAATCTCATACACATTCAAATGACGCTCCTGCGCTCGCAAGAGTAATTGATTACGGGCATGGAGAAAGCGCCGTCCTTGAGTTGGATGCGTCGGGTCGAAAACCCAATTCGCATACTCGGGCGAATGA